CGGTCGCCTCAGTACAGCCTAAGCCTCAGCGTGAATTCCAGCGATACGAGCCACCCAAAGGCGTTATCCCGGCATCGGTTGAGAGAGCCATCCTCGCGATGGACTCCACCGATTACGGCGCGCTGAATGATGCTTACGGCATGGGATACGGTACGCTGGATTCATTCCCCGGCTACCCCTATCTGGCGGCAATGGCGCAGAAGCCTGAATACCGCAAGATGGTTGGCACCATTGCTGAGGAAATGACTCGTAAGTGGATAAAGCTCCGCACGGTTGGTGATGACGACAAGTCAGAGCGAGTGAAGGCCATTACTGATGCACTGGAGCGATTCCATGTGCGCGAGAAGTTCAGGGAGGCTGCAGAGCACGATGGTTACTTTGGCGGCGGACAGATTTATATCGACGTCCTGTCACCAAAAAACGTTTCAGCCTGGACAGATGAGAATGAGCTGAAGCAGAAGCTTTTTATCTCTGACAAGAAAATCCCGAAAGGCAGCCTGAAGGGTTTGCAGGTGATTGAGCCTGTCTGGACATACCCCGGCGTCTATAACGCGCAGAACCCGTTAAGTCCTGATTTCTACAAGCCGACAGAATGGTTTGTTATGGGCAAAACGGTGCACGCCAGCCGCATGATTGACTTCGTATCGCGTCAGGTGCCAGACCTGCTGAAGGCAAGCTACAACTTCCGCGGGCTTTCGCTGGTTCAGATGGCAGAGCCATACGTAAACAACTGGCTGCGCACGCGTGACAGCGTGAGTGACATGATCCACTCGTTCAGCATCCCGGTGATTGGTACCGATATGGGAACAACACTGCAAGGCGGACCGGCAGATATGCTGCTGTACCGCCTTGAGCTTTTCAATCGGTGCCGGGATAACCGAGGGGCTTTCCTGAAAAACAAGACCGATAGCACAGAGGAATCAGTTGAGTTCGTCAACGCGCCGCTGTCCGGCCTCGACGTTCTGCAGGCGCAGTCGCAAGAGCACATGGCGTCAGTGTCAGGAATCCCGCTGGTTAAGTTGCTGGGTATTACACCCAATGGCCTGAATGCTTCCTCAGATGGCGAGATTCGCGTTTTCTACGACTACATCCACTCGTTACAGCAGGCAATGTTCAAAGCGCCGCTGAAGCGCGTACTGGACGTTATTCAGCTATCAGAGTTTGGCGACATTGACCCGGATATCTACTTCGAGTTCGAACCTCTGTTTGAGATGAGCGCGAAAGAGAAAGCGGACATTCGCAAGGTTGACGCAGACACTGACGCGGTTTACGTCACGACCGGCGCTCTGTCAGCCAATGAAGTTCGCGAGAAGATTGCTGATGACCCGGAAAGCCCATACCACTCACTGGACTTAAGCGATGACCTCGAAATCGAAGAAAGCGACTTCGACGAAGACGAAGAGTCAAAGTCCGAAGACGATCCGCCCGACAAGACCTAACGCCGGTGTCGAAGCCTGGTATCGCCGCAAGCTGGATTCACTCATTACCGAAATGAACGACTCGGTAGTGTACTGGCTGAAGGCTAATTACCGCGCGTCCGGCGCCATGGCAATGGATGCATCCCCAGCGGTGTTTATGCGTGATGCGATGAAGAAGTTAGCCAGGCAATGGCAGAAGCGTTTCGATGATGTTGCCGCAAAGCTGGCTGACCGGTTCGCAGGGCAGGCACAGAAGAACTCTGACGTGTCTCTCTATAACGCACTAGAGACAGCGGGATTCACTGTTCCGTTCAAGATGACGCCAGCGATGAATAACGCATTGCAGGCGACCATCACGGAAAACGTGAACCTGATTACCAGTATTCCTGAGCAGTACCTTACGCAGGTGCAGACGCTGGTCATGCAGTCGGTTAGCCGCGGGCGTGACCTTTCGACGCTGACCGATGAACTGCAGAAGCGCTATGGAGTAACACGCCGGCGCGCAGCACTCATCGCACGTGACCAGAATGCAAAGGCTACATCTGTTATGCAGACGGCAAGACAGCAGTCGCTCGGCATCACTCAGGGCATCTGGCGTCACTCTCACGCAGGTAAAGAGCCGCGGCAATCACATGTGAAAGCTGACGGTGAGAAGTTCGACCTGTCGAAAGGTCTTTACCTCGATGGCAAATGGACTCTCCCGGGTGAGGAGATTAACTGCCGCTGCACATGGTCCCCAATCATCCCCGGAATCAATTAAACGGAAGCACACATGACTATCGAACGGTTAGCGTTTGACCGCGCATCCGTGCGCTCATTCGATGGTAACGGCAGGCTTCAGGTCACAAAGAGCAACATCAGCAAGGCGAATGTCTGCCCCTACTACGGGCGCGAGATTCCAAATGCTGAAGCGCTGGGTTTAGAGCCGGACAAGATTTACCGGCTGTATCGTCACCCTGACGAACTGAAGAAAGCCGCACCAACATTCAACAATATTCCTGTTCTCTGCATCCATACCCCTGACTTCCCCGGTGACCCGCCTCGTGAATATCGCGTAGGCACGACTCACTCTGGTTGCGATTTCGATGGCACCTATCTCTGTAACGGCCTGTCCGTCTGGGATAACTCAGCCATCGCGGGTATCGAGACTGAAGAGCAGAAAGAACTGTCATCGTCGTATCAGTACGTCGCTGACATGAGTCCCGGCGAGACACCAGACGGCGAAGCATTTGATGGCGTCATGCGTGACATCGTCGGGAACCACGTTGCACTGGTCGAAACCGGCCGCGCAGGTAGCGACGTACTGGTCGCTGATTCACTCCCACTGGAGCTTAAATACATGAAGTTAGACCGCAAAGGCGTTGCCGCACGTGCCGCGCTGGGAGCGTTTCTGAAGCCGCGCCTGGCTCAGGATGCTGAACCCAAAGACCTCACCGCCATCCTGAATGCGAACAAATCACCAAAGACGATCGCACAGGCTATTATCGCCAAATACAAAACAAAACTGGCTGCCGACATGGAGCTGGAGCCGGAAGAGCTGGTTGAAATCATCGAAGCATCTGCTGACGGCATCGAGCCGGAAGAAGAGCCGAAAGTGGCTGGCGATGATGACAATGAGTCGATCATCTCTCTGCTGCGTGAAGCTGGCGTGTCCGAAGAAGTAATCACCAAGATCGCCGCTGCCCTGTCGCCAGCCGTCGATGAAGATGAAGATAAAGATGACGACAAGAAAGACGAGAAAGACAAGGTATCCAAAACCGCTATGGACTCCGCTATCCGTCTGGCTGCTGACAGTGCCACCAAGACCGCCGCTGAGAACTTCCGCCGTGTGCGTGAGGCTGAGCAGGCTGTTCGCCCACTGATTGGTGATGTGGTTGCTATGGACTCCGCCGAGGACGTTTACCGCACCGCACTTGAGCAGGCTGAAGTGGATATCACTGGCGTGCATCCATCGGCATTCCCTTCACTGGTGCGCATGGCAATCCAGCAGAAAGAAAATTCACGTCCTGTTATCGCTCAGGACTCCGCATCAATCAGTGAGTTTGAGAAAGATTTCCCTACCGCTGGCAAGCTGAAACGAGGTTTCTAACATGGCAGGTTTTCAGAGTGTAATTAACCAATATCCAGCACCGGGTGTTGAGGGTGGCTTTGCCAGCACCAACGAGCACGCAACCTATCTGGCAGGTGAAGCAGCACTGGTTGCGGGCACCAATGGCCTGACAATCGGCCGCTTTGCGTGGGACGTTAACGGCGTCGCATCAAACGCTGGTACCGGCGCACCTGCTGGCTTTGTTCACCGTGACGGTCAGGCAGCCATCACCACCTGGCTGGGTACGGACTCAAACGTTATCCAGTCTGGCCGCGAAGTGACCCTGATGGTTGCTGGTGACTTCTGGGCGCGTACATCAACTGCCGCCACGCGTGGACAGAAAATCTTCGCATCACTGACCACTGGTCAGGTTCAGACTGGCGCAGCGGGCGCAACGATCGCCGGTTATGTCGAAACCCCATTCAAAGCCGGTAGCGTCGCAGCAGCAGGCGAACTGGTCAAAATCAGCACCTGGAGCAATTAATGAATAAGTTTCAACAGCACTACTCCGCGGCAAGCGGCAAGTACGGCATCGTGCTGCCGGGCGCGAAAGAATATCTGAAGCCAGAGTTCGCGGAAAACTTCGCGCTGGCGATGGATGCTCAGCCGACCATGGTTACCACCGGTAGTTCAGGCATTCCGGCTTACTTCACCAACTACGTTGACCCTGAGCTGATTCGCGTTCTGGTCACTCCAATGAAGGCCGCTGAAATCATCGGCGAAGTGAAAAAAGGTGACTGGACCACACTTACCGCGCAATTCCCGATCGTGGAATCTGCAGGTGAAACCAGCTCCTATGGTGACTACAACCACAACGGCATGACCGCAGCTAACGTCAACTGGGTTGCTCGCCAGTCCTACCACTACCAGACCCACACCCGCTGGGGTGAGCGTGAGCTGGATATGTACGGCGCAGCGCGTATCGGTTATGCCGCCGAGCTGAACGTTGCTTCTGCGCTGGTGCTGAATAAGTTCCAGAACAAGTCTTACTTCTACGGCATTGCTGGCCTGCAGAACTATGGTCTGCTGAATGACCCGTCACTGCCTGCGCCAATCACGCCGAATGCAACTGGCACTGGTAGTGGCATCACCTGGTCAACCAAAGACGGCCAGGCGGTCTATGACGACATCGCAAAACTTTACGGCCAACTGGTTTCACAAACCAAAGGTCTGATCGAGCGCGATTCGCCAATGACACTGGCGATGTCGCCAACTGCTGAAGTTTCGCTGACCAAGACGAACATGTACAACGTCAACGTCTCCGACCTGCTGAAGAAAAACTTCCCGAATCTGACCATCAAGACTGCAGTTGAATACTCAACTCCGGCCGGCGAAATGGTTCAGCTGATTGCAGATCGCCTGGGTGAGCAGGATACCGCTTACGCTGCCTTCACTGAGAAGATGCGTGCGCATGCCGTGGTGACTGAAGAGTCTTCATGGAAACAGAAAAAGTCTGGTGGCACCTGGGGTGCAATCATCCGTCAACCACTGGCGATCGCCAGCATGCTGGGAGTGTGACAGGCTTATTCAAGCCGGTCGGTAAAACTCACCATAAAACATATATGCTGCAAGGTGATAATCCGCAGATGCCTGCTCTTTGGTGGAATACAAGCCAAGGCTAACCTGTTTATTGTTTAAGCTTATTCTTGCCATCCATTTGTTTCTTTGGTTGTGAAAGCAAACTCCTTTAAATCCTGATGTGTTATCGGACCTTATGGTTGTGTTGCACATATTCTGGCTATTCGTGGCGGGACGAAGATTTTCAATTCTATTGTCACTCTTATCTCCGTTAATGTGATCTATATATTCCGGCATGTCATCGCCGTGCGTAAGCATCCATGCGATTCTATGCACGCGGTACAGCTTGCCGGAAATGCCAATCATTCGATATCCAGCAGAGTCTAGAGATATCCCTTGTGGTTTGCGCATTTTAATATGCTGCATATCTCCAGTTTCAGGATTGTATTTAATAATCGACTTAAGGAACTCTTGGGTAATCATTTTTAATTCCTCTAAGGGTTAATTAGATATTTTCTCATGAAGACCTTAATTTATAAAGGTAATTAATATGTCTAACGAAGTATTAGTTGTTGGCTGCAAGCTGCCAAATGGCCTCGTAATTGATATCGATGGCTACAGCGTGACACTGAATGGTGCCAACTCATCTAATGTGGTTGGCGGCTATGGCCTGACCGAGAACGTAGATAAAGCTGCTTTCGATAAGTGGATCAAAGCTCACGCTGACCAGCCTTACGTTAAAAATGAGTTGGTATTTGCACAAGCCAAAACCAACAGCGCTGAGTCCAAGGCGAAAGAAAACGCCTCTGTGAAATCGGGCCTCGAAGGTCTGCCACAGGATAACCCGGCTCCGGGTGTCACCAAATCAGACGGTAAGTAATCATGGCAGTCGTTGTCTTTGATGTGGACGCGTTCAGGGCGCGTTATCCCGAGTTCGACTCGGTGAGTGATGACCTGCTGAAAGCGTATTTCGTTGAGGCAACGGTCTACCTGAATAACACCGATACAAGCCCGGTAGATGATGTGAATCAGCGGGCTGTATTCCTGAACATGCTGGTTGCCCATCTCGCCGCAATCAACAGCGGTGTTGGTGGGCAAGCAGCTTCCGGGTTGGTTGGGCGGGTAACGAGCGCCTCTGAAGGCTCAGTGTCTGTCTCGGTGGATGCTGGTCCATCGAGCGCCTCCTCATGGTGGTATATGCAGACACCTTACGGAGCTGCTTACTGGCAGGCCATAGCACCCTTCAGAACGATTCGTTACCTGCCCGGTGGCTCGCCATCAATGTATCCCTATCACTACAACCGCAGAGGTTATTACCGGAGGTAGAGATGGCAACATTCAGCGGTGGTGATGCGCTGGAGAAAAAGCTGGCAGAACTAGCTGAAAGGCTCGGCAATGCTCAAACGCTTCGCGTCGGCTTTCTCGAAGGCGCAACGTATCCTGACGGTGAGTCCGTGCCGATGGTGGCCGCAGCAAATGAGTTTGGCGATCCGGGCATGAATCGGCCACCCCGACCATTCTTCCGCCGCATGATTGAAGATAAGTCACCTCAGTGGGGTGATGACATCGGAAAGATTGCGGTTGCCACCAACTATGATGCGACCACTCTTTTCTCCCTGATGGGTGAGCGCATTAAAGATCAGCTGCAGGAGTCAATTCGTGAGTTTACAGACCCTGCGCTGGCACCCTCTACGATCGCCAGAAAGGGATTCGAAAAGCCTCTTATCGAAACCTCTCACATGCTCAACTCTGTCGACTATGACGTTAAGGACGGCGTATGAATCTCCATGGCATTGTGCGCCGCGCTATCAACGTTGTTAACCCGGATGTTCCGGGGGTGATGATGGTAAGCCTTGGCACATATACGACAGACGCAGCAGGCCATCGGGTTCCTGCTTATGCAGAACAGAGCGTGACTGTGCAGCTTCAGCCGCTGGCCTATACCGACCTGATGAAGCTTGACGGGCTAAACCTGCAGGGCATCAAAAAGAAGGCCTACGTTAACGGTAACTTTGAGGGCGTCAACCGACCCAAGCAAAAGGGCGGCGACAAGCTCATCGTTAACGGCGAGACCTGGCTGATTACGCAACCACTGGAAGAGTGGCCTGACTGGTGCTCCTTCGCTGTCACGCTACAGGTATCCACATGAGCGCGACCATAAGCATTACACAGGATGACCTGACAACCGCATTGCGCGGTTTTTTATTGTCTCTCGTTGACGCTGAGGTGTTCCTCTCACAGGAGAACAATTCGCCAATGCCGATCGGCGATTTCGTCACCATGACACCGCTGTTTATCACCGGGCTATCAACAAACCGTGTTCATTATGTTGTTCCGACGTTTGGACAAGGAAGTGAGCAGACGCAGCGCAGCAACCAATGGCGATGCCAGCTCGATTTCTACGGCAAATCAGCTCAGGAAATGGCGGCGATCGTCGGCACCATGATCCGCTCTGAATATTCCACCAACTGGTTTCGCCAGAACAACGCACCAGTCACTCCGCTTTACGCAGGAGAGCCACACCAGACAACGATGATTAACGCCGAGCAACAGTATGAAAGTCGCTGGACGCTCGACTTCATCGCACAATTTAACGCCGTGATAACTACCCCTCAGGAATTCATGGACAGCATTCAAGTCGGCATTGTGGCCGCAGATTTAAAATACCCTCCGGAGAATGCATAAATGGCAATCCCATTACGTAAAGACGTACAGATTAACCCTGGCGTTTTGCCTGCTGGCGGTTCAGCTCTCGACCTGAATGGCCTCATCCTGACCGATAGCGCTTATGCCCCGGTGGGAAGTGTTGTCGCGTTCACCAGTAAGGATGATGTGTCAGCATATTTTGGCAGCGCATCAACTGAGTTCAGCATGGCTGAGGTTTACTTCCAGGGCTACGACGGCTCAACGAAAACGCCCGGCGCGCTGCTTTTTGCACGCTTTAATCCAGCTCCAGCTTCAGCATGGCTTCGCTCGGGCTCAATGGCCAGTGTAACGCTTGATGAGCTTAAGCTACTTTCAGGAATGCTTACACTGACTGTAGATGGAGATTCAGTTACCTCAGCCTCTATCAACCTGAGTACCGCGACAAGCTTTGCGCAGGCCGCAGACCTGATTGAGACAGGCATTGGTTCAAGTGTCACCGTCGAATACGACACAACACAGAAGCGCTTCATTATTACTTCTGCCACTACAGGTGCTGGCAGTACCATTTCCTTCGCAACTGGCACACTTTCTGATGGCTTGAAGCTGACGGCTGCAGATGGTGCCACCCTTTCTCAGGGTGCGGCAGCGGCGGTGGTGACATCAGCAATGCAGGCCGTACTGGATGCCTCTCAGAACTGGGCAATCTTCACCACCTCCTTTGCGCCAAGCAACGATCAGGCGCTGGCGTTCTCTTCCTGGGTGAATGGTCAAAACTTCCGATTTGGCTACGTTCCGTATACGCAGGAAGGTGCGGCGCTGGTTTCCGGTTCAACTGCTACGATGGCATACCTGATTCTGGTCACTAATGCCTATGCAAACGTGGTTCCGGTATATGGCAGCCAGGCGCATGCAGCGTCTGTACTAGGTTACTCAGCTTCTCTGGACTTTAGTCGTCAGGAAGGCCGCCTGCCATTCAAATATGTTAAATTGTCAGGGCTGCTTCCTACAGTTGGATCATCAGCTGACTATGACGCCCTCATTGCCAACGGATATAACTTCTACGGCGCCTATAGCGCTAACAACATTGATAAGCGCTACTGGGCCGATGGCACCATCTCTGGCGACTTCAAATGGTTTGACTCCTTTTGCTTCCAGATTTGGCTAAATGCGAATCTTGCCGGTGATGCAATTGACCTTTTGACGTCCGCGCGCAGCATCCCGTATAACGCGCGTGGCAAGGCTATCATTGAGGCGTCATTCGCAGACACCTTGAACCAGGGCATTACATTTGGCGGCATCCGCACCGGCGTTAACCTGTCATCCTCGCAGATTTCAGAGATTCAGAATGCTGTTGGTACAGACGTGTCTGCATCATTGATCGCCAAAGGCTACTACCTGTATATCGCAGACGCGACGCCAGAACAGCGTCAGGCGCGCACAAGCCCAAGCATGACCCTGTGGTACTGCGATGGCGGCTGTGTGCAGAAAATCACTCTGGCAAGCATTGAGGTGCAATAATGTCCAACACTATCACAAGCGCTGATTCAATTTTCGCCCTCACTGTTACCAACCTGTTCCCCAGCGCGCAAACGCTGGAAGGATACGCCGCTGATGCCATGTTCGCCCTGGGTGATACCGAAATGGCGGTGTCTGTCCGTGGCGCTGATGGCAAGCTGTCGGCTGGATTCGTGTTTGGCGAGTACCTGCAGACGGTCACCATCATGCCAGACAGCCCATCACGCGGACTTTTTGAGACATGGCAACTGACCTCTGTCACCTCAAAAGCGGTATTCCGCTGCAACGCGACAATCATCCTCCCCGCTATTGGCAAAAAATTCACACTAACCAACGGCGTTCTGCAGCGAGTCAAGGCAATGCCGGATGCTAACCGCATCCTGCAGGCAATGACCTTTCAGATTAATTGGGAAAATGTCACTGCTGAGGCCTATCAGGCATAAGGAATAACATGGCACGCAAAGAGATTTATCACACGGTAGAGGCAAGGGGCCGCGACCAGGGAAAAGTGTTCTTTATCCGTGAAATGGCTGCGTCTAAAGCTGAGTGGTGGGCCATCAGAGCCGGACTGGCAATGGCTAAGAACGGCGTTAATCTCCCGGATAACTTTTCAGATTTAGGAATGGCAGGCATGGCTAAAGTCGGCCTTGAGATGGTTGCCAAGATTGACCCGGAAGAAGCTAGGCCATTACTTGATGAGCTGATGGCTTGCGTTGAGTACGTGCCAAACCCTGATGACCGCTCCGTTAAGCGCCCTATCATGGAAGATGCGATTGAGGAAGTAACAACCCGCCTTAAGTTGCGCTCTGAAGTGCTGAAGCTACACGTCGATTTTTTCACCGCCGTCGCAGGTTAGACATTCCGCCTACTATGGGGAGTGACGTGGTGGGGCTGGTGAAATATGAAAACGTACCCAGCACCATCGCGACTGTCGTCTCCTCAAAGCTTGCGACCCTCATCGAGCTGGACACCGTATACGGCACAGAGGATTTATGGCGGCTGCTGGAAATCAACACAGTGGAAAATTACAACCAGATGGTTATTAACCGTTCTCAGGAGAATCCTTAATGCCCAGTATCATAGATTCCCTGGTTGTAACGCTGGGGCTCGATCCAAGCGGGTTTAATAAAGGCCGGGAAGACGTCAAGAAAGGTCTTCAGGATACCCGTAGTAATGCTGACCAGACAGCTAAAGAAATGGAGGCCGCAGGTAAAAGAGCGGCCTCTTTTTTTGGCTCTATCCGCACTGAACTGCTGGCTCTGGTTGGCGTTACGCTCTCCGCTCAGGGCATCAAGACCTTCATCACCGGCATGACGAGCAATCTGCAGCAGCTTGCTGTGAGTTCGAAATCGCTGGATATGTCATCAAAATCACTGGATGGGTGGCAGCGCGCAGCAGAGGCGGCGGGCTCAAGTGCTCAGAAAATTACCGGTACGCTCGGCGCATTTCAGGACACGCTGACCAAAATCAGGACTGGCGGCGCTCAGGACGATCCACTTTTCGGCGCGCTGGCGAGTTTCGGCGCGGCAACCGGGGCCAACTTCGACTATCAGAACGATAACTCTGAAGCCATCATGCGCAAGATCGCGCAGAACTGGGGCAAGCTGAACAAAGATGCTCAGCGCCGCTTTGGCAGCATGTTCGGCTTTGACAATGCCACTCAGCAGGCAATGGGCAGCGGCAATCTCGTTCAGGATGCTGATCGCTTTACTAAAATGTCGCGCGCTACCGATGAGGCAACGCGTAAGGCGCAGGAGTTTAATCGCCGCCTGGCAGAAATGAAGCAAAACTTCTCTGCCGCCTCACAGGTGCTGTACGAAGCGCTGATTCCTTACGTTGAGAAGCTGATCCCCCTAATCGAAAAGTTTGGCAACTGGATAGCGACGCATGGACCAGAAATACAGAAGTTCTTTTCTGATACGTCAAAAGAAATAAGTGATGCGGTGGATGCGGTAGGCGGATGGGAGGATGCTCTTGCCATCCTTCTGGTGTTCGTCGGCGGCAAGTGGCTAACAGGCATGCTCGGGGCATTTGGCGGCGTAAAAGGCGCGCTTATTGGCCTCTCACGACTCAGCCTCATAGCTGGCCTTGTTGAGCTGCAGAAGTACGCTGAGCAGCTTGAAAAAAAATACTCATGGCTTGTCAATAACCCTATCGCCAACACTCTGAATAGTGGCATGGGGACAGACAAAACAACAGAGTGGGGAAAAAAGCTCCATGACTGGGTGTTTGATAAAACCGGCATAGAGTTGCCAAGAGGAGATGGGTATAAATCAGCACCCCGGGGCATCCGAAACAATAACCCGGGCAATCTGAATTTTGCCGGTCAGTCTGGGGCCACTAAAGAGGGCGGTGAGAACGGTCGATTTGCAGTGTTTGGGTCGATGCAGGAAGGCGTAGCGGCTCTGTATAAGCAGCTGCAACTTTACTTCAAGCGCGGCGCTAACACGCTGTCATCCATCGTCAACAAATACGCGCCAGCCGGAGACAACAACAATGTTGGTGCCTATATCAGCGCACTGTCCTCCGCTACCGGGAAGGGCGCGAATGAAGCCCTTGATCCAAACGACACCGGTACCATTGCACGCCTGATGAAAGGCATTGTCGACCACGAAAACGGAAAGGGCTACATAAGCTCATCCGACATTATGGGCGGCATTCGGCTTGGTGCTGGCGTGACATCAATGAACGGCTCCCCGTCTCCATCTGGTGCCGGACCGCAGATTCATATTGGTGAGGTGAACATGACCACATCCGCCACCAATGCAAATGCGCTGGGTCAGGACATCATGAGAAACGTTCAGAGAAACCGGCTTGTAACGCCGTCATTATCAGGGCAGGGTTGATATGGCATTTTCACTGAATGAAACAACGTTGCTCAGCGCCATAAGCAGCGGAAATATCTTCTCAATAATCAACAGCACGCTTTCGCCCGGCTACGGAATTTACCTTAAGTCTGGTGCAGCAGCCCTGAATCCAACCTCTTTCCTTGGCATCGAATACGGATCTGACGCTTCAGTTGTTTCGGCGCCTATTGAGCAGGGCTCGTATTCATCCTTCAATAAGGTAAAGCGGCCCCCGGTAATTCGGGTGCTCTTTACACTGGAGGGATGGACAGGCTTCAGCGGCACCATTCCAAACCTGACCAACTTCAGCCTGACAAGCCGCTCAGACATGCTGGCAGCGCTGGATGAAATGGTGGCCACGGCAGCTGTGTATGATATTGAGACGCCTGACACCACCTACGAGGATTACGACCTCGTCCGGTATAATTATCGCACGTCAGATCGCGATGTCACCCTGCTTACCGTAGAAGCTATATTCCAGGCTGTGCTTCAGTCGGCGGAAGTCACGCTTACCAGCACCACGGCTAACAGCTCTGCCACGACAAACGCGACAAGCAAGGCCGCAAGCACCACTACGGAGAAAGCTAACTCCACTGCCACTAACTCCACACTTGATGATGTAAAAGGTGCTTTAACGGGCCTTAAATCATCTGTATCGAGCGCTTCCGCAAAGGTTGCCACATCCGTAAGCAATGCAGTTAGCAGTGCCACATCAGGTGCTACGAGCGCGATTAATGGCGCGGCGACCTCTGCGATAAACAACCTTTCCTCCACTATCACCGAACTGGTCGCGGGGCTTTCGTAATGCAAAACATTTCGCTAAAGCCCCTCAAAGCGCAGGAAGTTAGTGTGACGCTGGGCGGGCAGGCCGTAACGCTCCGCATCGTTCAGAGGTCTACCGGTCTGTTTATGGATGTGGGCGTGGGCAATGTCTGGATAGAGCAGGGAGTGCTTTGCCTGAACTGCAACAAAATTGTCCGGTACCCTTATCTTAAGTTTCAGGGAGAGCTGTTCTTTGCAGATACAAAAGGCAGTGATGACCCGGTGTATGACGAACTTGGCACTCGGTACAAGCTGTTTTATGCCACTGAAGAAGAGATGGCAGCATGACCTATAAAAAGCGAACGCTGAAATTTGAATTCACCCTGAAGGAGGGTGCATTCGATGAGTCTGGCAACAACATCCTGACGATTGGAGACATCAAGGCTGAGGTAGAAATCGGAGCCTATGGTGGCATCACCGGCACTACCCTTGAAGCTCGCGTCTATGGTTTGAGCATTGAGAACATGGCGCTGCTCAGCTACAAGGGCATCCAGTTAAATGGCGCCAAGCAAAACATGATGAAGGTATGGGCTGATGACAGGCCTGTTTTCTTTGGCTCTATCACGAACTGTTTTGCCGATTTCAATCAGATGCCGGATGCGCCTTTGATCATCAGCGCATTCTCTACAGGGTTTGACCAGTCTGTCGTGGCTGCACCGTTCTCGCAATCTGGCGTGGTCAATGTGGCCGACATCATCACGGCGATTGCAGGAAGCATAAATTACACCGTGGTCAATAACGGCGTTAAGGAACAGCTGGAAAATCCGTATTTTGAAGGAAATCCGATCAGCCAGATTCAGCAGTGCGCGCACGCAGCCGGAGTTGAGATAGATTTTCGCCTGGGCGCGGTATACATCTGGCCGCAGGGTGGCAGCGTGGATGACACAATCCCGTTGATTTCACCAGAGCACGGTCTGATTGGTTATCCGGTTTTCAGTAACTACGGCATTAACTTCCAGTGCCAGTACAGCGACCTCATCCTGCGCGGACGCAAGGTCCAGCTTGAAACATCACTTCCAAACGGTAGCGGCGTTTACACCATTCAGTCAGCCATTCACCACCTCTCATCATGGGTAGAGGGTGGCCCCTGGCTGACAATCGTCTGGGCATCAATCGGGCAGCTCACAGTGAGGCAGTAATGAATTTATTCACAAACCGCCCACAGGACACTGCAACGGACGCCAATACACAGCAGTTCATGATGCAGCAGTACCTGATGGGTAAGGCCTTTCTTACCCTGGCTGTCGTAACGGACGTAAGCGATGACGGCGAGACAGTTTCTGTCAGGCCCATGGTGCAGGGTTTTACTGGTGGTGGTGATGTCATACCGAATTCGGTCATCCATGGCGCGCCAGTATGGCGACTGCAGCGGGGCGCAAGTGCGGTGATTATGCCGCCTGTAGCAGGGGATATTGGCCTGATAGCGATTTGCGACCGGGATATCACCTCCGTAAAGAAAAACAAAGCTGATGCTCTGCCCGGATCAAACCGAACGCACAGTTACTCAGACGCCATCTATCTCGGCGGGGTACTGAATGCTGAGCCTACGCAGTATGTGAAGTTCTCCGGTGATGGGATAGATATCGTTTCGCCGCTAACTGTAAATGTGCAGGCCAACATCATAAACCTGAATGCAGATGACAGGGTGTCTATAAACGCACCGATTATTGAGGCCAATGGGCAGCTCACGCAGGGCTCTGGCAGCTTTGCTGGTGATGCAACATTTGGCGGCTCAGTCACAGCTGTTGGTGAAGTCACTGGCAATGGCGTTCCACTGTCTGTGCACAAGCATGGCGGCGTCGACAGAGGATCCAGCCAGACAGACACCCCTTCCATCTAACCCGCTCCGGCGGGTTTTTTATTGCCCGGAGTTTCCATGCTTACCAAATCCTTCCAGCTTGTGACTGAATCGTGGGACATCTCACTGGATGACACAGGCAGCATTGCGATCGCATCAAATCCTTATGCCGTCGCTCAGGATGTGGCTTGCGCCTGCTCAACCTTTCTTGGCGAGGCATGGTACGACACAACCCTGGGGATTCCTTATTACGAGCGAATTCTCGGCAAGTGGCCCGGAACGCAGCTCATCAACACAAAGATGGCGACAGAGGCCAAAAAGCTCCCTTACGTGCAGGCTGCATTTTGCACCACCACGGTAAGCAATGGCGATCGCACCGCATCCGGCGTCATGACTGTAACCGACACCAATAACACACAGACAATAATTCAATTCTGAGGTAGCCAATGGCTGACGTAACAGTGAGCACGGCGGTCCCTTCCGTCACGCTTTCGGACACCGGCGTTGCCGTTCCTGACGAAATCGACATCCTGAATGGGCGGCTGACAGACCTGGACACCGCCATGGGCGGCGGAATGAGCAAAAGCCTGACTACGCCTCAGGGTCAGATCGCCATGAGCGATACAGCCATCATCGGTGATAAAAACGATAACCTTGCATGGCTGATTAACCAGATAAACCCTGATTTCGCGTCTGGCCGCATGCAGGACGCTATCGGCCAGATTTACTTTATCGACCGTATCGCTGCTATTGGCACGACAGTGACGGCGACCTGCACAGGCCTGCAGGGTACAGTTATTCCTGCTGGAAGCCTTGCACAGGATAGCAACGGGTATCTCTATGCTTCGCTTGCAACGGCGACGATACCCGCATCCGGCGCTGTTAGTGTGGTATTCCAGAATCAGGCATCAGGGCCTATTGCATGCCCGATTGGTGCGCTGAATACGATTTACCGCGCCATCATCGGCTGGTCAGGCATTACAAATGCCACAGCGGGCGTGCTGGGAAATGAAGTAGAAAGCCGGGCCAACTTTGAGTATCGTCGCAAACAATCTGTAGCAGGTAACGCTAATAATCAGCTTGGCGCTATCTATGCAAACGTGCTGGCGGTACCCGGAGTTACTGATGCATACGCAACTCAGAACAACACCGGCTCTACAGTTACAAAGGGTGTCACCGCATATCCTCTGCCTGCGCACTCCATTTACGTCTGCGTCTATGGTGGGGCATCGGCTGACATTGCAAAAGCCATATGGCAAAAGCTGCCTCCTGGCCCTCCAATGGCTGGCAACACAAGTTATACGGTGGTCGATGATGTCAATTACGTTCAGCCATACCCTGAGTATGAGATTACCTGGCAAACACCCTCACCGGTAAACGTTTATGTGAAGGTTGAGCTTGCCAGCAATAATGTGCTGCCGGGTGACATCGTAAGCAGAGTAAGGTCCGCCGTTCTCAGCGCATTTAATGGTGAGGACGGCGGAACCAGGGCGAGGATAGGTTCAACAATTTATGCCGGTCGCTACTACTCAGGCGTGCAGGCTATTGACTCTGAAAACGTAGATATCTTCAGTATCACGCTAAGCCGTGATGGATTGTCCTACAGCACCTCACTGTCGTTTGGCATTGATGAGGTTCCTACCATTGATGCAACCAACATCTCGGTGACACTGGCATGATAAACGTCGCGGATACAATCCTGACGCAATATGCCGACAGCCAGAAATTAAAATCCCTCATATACTCTTTCAATCAGGCCGTGGGCATAGAAGACTTTATTGATAACTTCTATGACATGGTCTGGAACATACAGACAGCTCAAACCTATGGGCTGGATGTTTGGGGGAAAATCGTGGTTGTCAGCAGGCAGCTGACGGTAACAGAGAACCAGATTTATTTCGGCTTCAATGAAGCAACATCAGACCCTCCGGTCGTTGATGATCCACAACCGTTCAATCAGGCACCGTTCTATTCAGGCGAGGTGCTTACCTCAACTGTCACCCTAACCAATGACATATACCGCAAGCTGATCATGCTTAAAGCGGCAGCCAACATCTCTGATTGCACGATTCCCAATCTGAACAAATTACTGCAGTACATGTTTTCAGAGCAGGGGCGCTGCTATGTCAGGGTGGATAGCCCAATGACGATGAGCTACGTGTTTGAGTTTTCTCTTTCCACTGCAGAGCTGGCAATAGTTCAAAGCTCTGGCGCATTGCCCGCTCCGGCTGGCGTTACAGTAAATATTGTTCAGCAGGCATAAAATGAATATTACGGACATCCCGTCAAAAATACTGAAAGCCTTCGGTATCAACGGCCAGAAGAACACTATACCGGTTGATTCCTCAACAACCACTGACAGTAACGGCGTAGCAACTTTCGATAAAGGGTTCCCGCCGATCACCATGCAGCCGCTTAGTGCCGGTGGCAAGCCGCCAGCAGGGAAGGACATGAATGGCATATTGAATGCTATCACTGCTCAGCAGCAATGGCAGAATGCTGGCGGTTCATATCCATTTGATGCGCTATTTGCTACTGCTATTGGTGGATATCCGTCAGGAGCAATGCTGCCATCCAGTGATTTTTATGGACTATGGCAGAATACGATCGATGGAAACAGCACGCCTCCGGAAAATACCAGCGGCGCACTAACCGGATGGGTCCCTCATTCCTATTATGGTTCATCACAGGTGGCGATCACCACATCTAACGTCACCCTGACAACTCTGCAGGCAGCCAGAAATGAAATCATCCTTAGTGGCGCTCTGACAGGAAATCGTTATCTCTATCTGCCTTCATGGACTAAATCATGGCGGATAGTAAATAACTGCTCTGGTAATTTTTCTGTTCTGGTGTCCACACAATCAAGCTCAGCAACGGTTCAGTCATATCCTGGAACAGTCATGAATGTTCGTGGGGATGGGGGGGGGGTATATCTCGTCCAGCCCGCTCTCCTTTCGTCAAATGGATATCAGAGGTTCGATAGCGGTCTGGTAATTCAGTGGGGACTTACAGAGGCGCTTCCCGGTGCAACGGTCAACATTACCTATTCCATACCATTCCAAACGGCGGCATTCATTGGGATTGCCAGTAAGGGTGCAGGAATAACTAACAGCGATTATGCATGCGGGATGGATGTCACAAGGACTGGTGCGATTATAAATAACGGTGGCAATGCTGCTGGGTCATCAGGCATCCAGGGCATCAGGTGGCTGGTTATTGGATTTTAACTTAACCTGGCAAATTTCATTAAATCCTCTCGATTCAAGGCCCGTAGGTTTATAAACCGGCTACCGGAGTTTTCATGTCTATTTCAGATACTAAATCAGCTCAAAGATATGCCTCGATAGCAGAAGTGGCAGCCGCTCAGGCAAAGAACTATGCCAATGAGCTTGAGTCCGCTCCAGACTACGCAGGGCAGGCAAAAGCATCAGCCGAGCAAGCAACAGCATCCGCAGATAGTTCTCAGCAGTACTCTGCCAACGCAGCTTCTTCGGCAAGTAGCGCAGCTAACTCAGCCTCACAGGCTGCTATATCTGCAGATCAGGCGGGCGATTCTGCAGCAGCAGCCATAGGGCGCTCAGTCAGAGCCCCGGCGGGAGAATCACTTTCTGAGTTACCGCCGGCATCGTCCCGTGCGCTCTCATTTCTTGCTACTGACTCCGATGGCGATACTGAACTAGTGAGCAGGTCTAGCGTTCCGTTGCTTGGATCGGACGGGAAATTGCCCGTATCCGTTATTCCGTCTATCGCTCTGACTGAGCCTTTTGTAGTAAATAGCCAGACGGCCATGCTTGCGCTTAATGCTCAGGTTGGTGATATAGCAAAGCGAACTGATCTTGGGTACTCCTTCTGCCTGGCTGCCGCTCCTGCTGCGACGCTTTCTAACTGGATTCAGCTTACAGATGATGTGCTCGCCCAGCTTGGGCAGAAGACTGGGGCCACTCAGGTTGGCGCATCCTCATCCACTGGCGACGCATCAACAGTTCAGTCGGAACTTAATAAAAGGCCCGCATCAACAGACCTAGCGGCATCATCCGGCGCGGCTCTGGTAGGGGCATCTTCTGGCGTCACTGTACAGTCGGAAATTAATCGGTCTCTGCGTATTTGGGGATCATTCGAAGCAGGAGCGACGATCACACTTCAGTGCCAGTTGCTGACTTATCAGGGGATACCTTATCAGTGGAACGGTTCGCTACCGAAGACTGTAGCCGCATCATCATCACCATCTGCCACAGGTGGCATATCTTTATCAGGATGGGCTCCAGCCAATGATAGCGTTCTTCGCCAGACGCTGAAAACCGGCATTATTGACTTTATGACCACTCAGCCAAAAACCACCAATTTCTGGATTGACGCTCATCCAAATGCGCGAATCTATCGCCAGAATGACCGGGTTTTCATTGGCGCGGCGGCGGATAACGACGGGAAAATATCCAGCACTCCCAGCACTTCGACAAAAGACTGGATGGAACTAATTCGTCCTGCCACCACAAATAACGCTCAGTTTGCTGTCCTGTCTACAATCGGTCAGGGTGCAATTCTTGGAGCATCACGCAGCTCAGACTTCCCTTCAGCAGGGTCTTTGGGATGTATAGGTGGATCTTTCTACGGCATCAATGACAACACAGCTTACCCTCAGACCGCATACGGTGCTTATCTTGAAGCTCAGAGATTCGCTGGCGCGGGTCGCACTCACGGCATCGAACTAGATATCGTAAACTTCGGCTCCTATGTTGGTATGCAGCCCTATGACATGTTTCAGGACGGACTTACCGTCGGCGGATGGTTTGCCTCTGGTGCAGAGTTCTCTTCCACTCGCGCCTCTGCAGCCCTTGCGATAATTAATAACGGATCGTCGTTTGATAAGGGGATAGTGTTCCACTCAACTTCACTATATGGCGGGGATGGGGTTACCGGATCTGGAATCGCTATGGAGATGGCGAAAGGGCATATCATTCGCTGGATGTGGGGATCAGGTAGCTTTGGCGCAGGAATCTCATCAAGCGTCAGTAACAGTTCGGCAGCGCAGAACCTGTTCTTTACAGATGTGGGTATGATTTTCCGCAATTTAAATTCAAAATCAATGCTACAGGTTGGAATATCAGACACGTATGTTAACGGCCTGATAGTGACGCCTGCTAACGCAAGTTCTGCTCCGACTATAGGAGCTCAGGGGGATGATACCAATATAGATCTAGGCTTATCCCCTAAGGGCACAGGCCTCATCAAGATAACCAACCCTCAAGTAACAGCCTCAGCAGGAGCTCTGCAAGGGTACGTGCAAGTTAAGCTAGGCAATAACACATTTAAACTTCCTTACTACGCGGTGTAATATGAAACACAAATTAGAACTATCGGAAGATGATATCAACATCATTGGGAAAGCTCTTGTCCAGATGCCTTATCATATGGTGGCGGATCTGATATTCAGGATTAACCAATCAATAAATGAAGGAAGTCTTAGTGGTGAAGGAAAAGATGGGAGTGAGTGAAGGGGAAGGGCTGCAATAAAGCAGCCCCTGTTAAGTGCATAATGGTAAGGTAAGATAAAATCACATACTTACAGTAAGTGATTAAATTTACCGCCCCATCAAGATAAAGATAAAATATATGCAACAGCCATCAGTGCAGTTATATTTTTGGTTGTGACAATGTCATTGCCAAAAAGTTTGCAGTAAATAAATATTGATGCGCACATTATCATCACCGCCCAGACATATAAAACCCTCATGCCAGAGGCATACACAGTTGGTGATAGCCCTACCATAGCAATTGAAGCAAAGCCAAGTACGATCATGACTAAAGGTTTCAAAAATTCCCTATCCTTGAGGGATGCCACTGTTAGTGCGTAGCATATGGAGATTATAACAAGTCCTGTAACTGAATATGAAAAGTATCTTGAAATGTCAATCCATCTATGAGGATTAATGTACTCGGGATTGTAAAATGACTCATTTGGATGGAAGGACCCAGTGATAATTAAGGTCATCATAAAGATATGTAATGAAAGGATAAAAGAAAATAACACCCCTATCTTAGTCATTTGATTAGATCTTAAAATCAAAATTAGGCAAAGCACACATAACGCACAAAAAATAAAACTTCCAGGCATCACGATAGCTTCATGTATGCGGTCATATCCATATATTAGCTTGCCTAAAAAGCTCTCCGAATCGAAGCCAGGCATCCAGCGCCATGTTTCTTCCTCAAGTCGGTGATAGTTACCTGGAGCAGTAAATAGAATGCCAGAAAAAAACAAAGCCACAAACAGGTATATGTAAGAATACACGCTTCGAATTTCTTTGCAGAAAATCAGTCCCATAAGCGAGCATGCAATGATAATCATAGATGCCTGCTCACTAAAGCATGCCAGTGAAAGCGCAAGTACAGATAATACCTTCTCCACCATGCCGACTTTATTTGGCAAAAAATACACGGAGGATGAATAGAGCATCAGGGAAACTGGCAGAAGATAATTATAGAACCCCGTAACCCACCACGATCCGTTCTGGAGAATCTCTTTCGGAAGTGCAAGGTATGCAAAGAAGGCAAGCAAAATAATCTTTGTATCTATCCTATTGACACATATCCTCGTCACCGACAGGCAAAGAATCATAACGCTTACAGGTATTCCTATCTTCCATACGTTATGGTGATTGATGGTGCCCACCATTAAAGCATTTATAGTTACCCTTCCGCTCCAGGTACTATATGATGAAATCAGATAACTATAAAGGCTTGTATTATCTAGGGTGTGAGAAAATATAAGGTCATCAGCAAAATCCTGCAGTTTAATATTTGCAGCTATGCCATAAAGGCAAGCGATTGCCAATGCAGTTATTAAGAAATAAAATCTATTTAGAGCAATCATAGTCACCTCTGTACCACCTTCCATCCGGTCCTAAAGCAAAAACAGCTATTTTTGGTCCGATTTTCTCATGATGAAAAGGTATTCTCATGGAAGATGAAAAACCTGAGTTGTCAATCGCATGTTTTGATTTCATTTCCTCAGTTTCGTTGCCTCTGCGATATGACCAAGTTTTAGCTTTATAATATTCACCGCCTTCACCTGTAATGATATATGTTTCAGCTCGAAACTTATAAGTACCCTTTGGTGCAGCCCATCCTGTTAAATAAATATACCCATCACCGAATTCGCAATAATCCACACCCCATTCTGTTAGCTTTCCAACCGAATCAGGTAGTTTGTATTTCTTTGCAGGGTTGAACGAATAAAATCCAGCAATGAAAAAGGCAAAGCAAAATACAATCAACAGGATGAATACCATGTCAATTCGCTTGTTGTTCATATTTTATCCAGTTAATCCATTGTGTTTTTTCATAAAAATCTCCATATCTATTCCCATTTTCTGGGTGGGATTTTGTCATCAAGTAGAATATCGATCAAGAAGCAGGGGCGTTAACATGACCCATTGAAGTAAAAAAGCCCGGCGACCGGGCAATGACTCAGCCGAACCTGTCTGAGCAGATTGCGGTGTAGGTCATTTGAGATTAGTCACTCCCCCGGCTGCTGCCCAACTAAAAACCCTTTCACAACCGCACCTTTACAAATCTGTTAGCCGCTCCGGCTTGATCAAAACCACCGATCGATATTACTGTTTATCCATACAGTATTTATCAATGGAGGATTATCATCATGGCGCGCAACAGCGATATCAAAGGTGCCTTTTTACAGGCCATAAGCAGAGACGGCAGGGGCCGGCAGGTAGTCACTACCGGTACATTTCAGCGAAACCTTGAGGCGGTAAATCACATATGGACGCTGCAACAGTGCAATCAGTGGATACGTCGCGAACAGAACATGTTCAGAGAGCTGGTAACTGACGGTGGTGAAAACCGTACTTACGCACTGATGAACATGGGATATGTGAGGTAGCTATGGGATTTCCATCTCCTGCGCAGGACCATGTTGAGCACCGCCTGAGCCTGAATGACATTCTGATGCCTAATCCGGCCAATATGATGCGCATTGAAACGCCGGAAGGGTTTGTGCTGGTTGACCGCTCTATCCCTCCTAAGCCTGGCGACAAGGTTGCATTCCAGTTTGAGGATTACCCGCAGATTGGGAAACTGTTCCCCTCGGGCATCATCACTCAGGACGGCGAGACGATCGACGGAAAGGGACTTGATGGAGTAGTGGTGCTGGGAAAGGTAACGGCCGAAGTGCTGGCTGTGTATGAACCTTACCGTCCGACTATCTGATGAGACAGATTTGAGACACGCAAACGTAGATGCGATTGGTGGGGCATGTATGGGGCAAAAAATTACCGCAAAACGATGTTACTACCTGCTGAGTAGTTAGTCGCTTTGCGGTAAGCATCTGCTTTAACCGTACTTAAATCCAACTTCCTGCAATTTCCTGTTTCTACTAAGCCTCATCGATAGCAAGTAGTATTGGAGTGCAAAGTTGCAGTAAATACAGAAGGTTATGTTTAAGCGGTTTTCTTGTGGGGCATGGGTGGGGCATTTTGTGAAAAATCAGCGTTCAGGAGAGCGACCTGATCGTGATTATTCTCGGTCATCCATTTACCGTAAACGTTGTAAAGCATCTGCGCCGAAGAGTGCCCCATCTGGTGAGCAACAAAGTTAGGGTTGGCTCCGGCCGCAAGTGCCCAGCATGCAAAAGTATGCCGCGTTTCATATGACTTCCTCATTCTGACACCAGCCTTCCTCAGCATCGTTCTCCAGGCGGCGTTGATTGTCCCTGATGTGTACCAGTCTGCCGTCCCACCATTACGGGTTGTGATCCTCGGTGAAAACACGAAAGTACACAGGTCTGTTCGCGTCGCCTCCTTCTGCCGCAGATGAATCGTTACCTCATGCTGCTGTCCCATTCTCGTCAGCACCATCTGTGACTTCAGCGCCTCAATGGCAGGGGCGGTCAGCTGAATGGTCCTGATGCCGGAGTCTGTTTTCGGCGGGTTGAAGTAATTCGTCATCGACTGCCCGCGCACTATCTTCACCGTCCAGTCCACAGTATCAATATCTTCCCACGCCAGAGAGATAATCTCTCCATGCCGCATACCGGTATTAACGGCAAAGATAATGAGATTTGTCATCTGCTCGGTGGGAGAGGCGGCAATCACCCTTGCGTACTCATCACGGGTCAGCGGGTCAGGGGCTGGTCTGGATTTTTTCAGCGGCGCAAAAGTCTCCATCGGGTTTCTCTGCACATAGCCATTGGCCGCGGCGAACGAAAACATTCCCTTCAGACAGGCGAAGTATGAATTCACCGTTGGCACCGTTCTGCCTCTTCCGGTAGGTATCGGGTTCCTTCCTCGCGGCCGCTGTATTCCCGTCAGCATCTCCTTCCTTGCAATCAGGATGTCTTCCTGCGTCACTGAGTCAGCCATCTTTTCATGGCCGATTACATCCAGGCATGATCCAACGTATGACCTGTAATGCCTCAGTGCGTTTGCGGTAAGGTCCATTTCCTTCACTGAAAGCCATTTGTTTGCCAGCTCAGCCAGTGTCACCAGCCTTCTCTGTACGCCATATTTACCGGCGTTCGGAGAGCCTGGAAACTGATCTGGATAACTGAAGGTGCCGGTTTTTACCTGATAGCAAACAGAAGCCCTCAGCTCTCCTGCTGCCTTCCTGTTTTTTGGTGTATCTGGCAACCCCAGACCTTCCCTAACTCTCTTACCTTTATATATGAACCATATGCGAAGAAACCCTCCGTGGTTTTCTACGCCTGTGGGGTATTTAGCCATCACTGCTCCTCGTTGTTGAAAGGGAGTCCATTTAAGCAGAAATGCGGCGTCGGATCGCCGGGCGCTGTTTCTCAATCCATTTATTTATTTCTGGCAGGCAGTACATGATCGGGCTGTTTTCTTTTGGCGCGAGGTCGGGAGCCACATGGCGATACTCCTTCCCCTCAAGCCAAGTTGACCGGCGCGCGTGCTGAATCATGTGCTTGGTCATGCCGGTTACTGTGGTAAGAACGGCCTCGGACACCCATTTATTGGGCATTAGCTGAACAACATTTTCCATATCTACTCCTTTGGCGGCTTACCGCGGATAAATGCGATGATTAGCAAAATGAAAAGGGCGAGGTCAGTTAAGATCTCGCCCGGGGTGATGTCGTCGCAGGTGGTGGTCATTCGACTTTATTGAACTGATTAATAAGAATCAGATAGTCATCCGAAACGTAAATTCCATCAGCCTGCATAACATCAAACTGTGCCTTTCGGGCGCCTTCGTATGCTTCGGTAGCACTGTCTGCATCACAGATCCCACTGAAACCCCGGATGACCGAGCCGGATTTATAAATAAGGCCACTGTAAAAGTATGCGGACATAACAACTCCTCACGCAGAGCGCGATAGTGAATAGGGTGGGTAGGGGGGGGTTAGTAGCAGAAATCGACTTTAAATTTGTGTTCGCAGGCGGGGCATTCAACATCTACGTCGGTGGTTCTAGGGGTATCGTGCTCGCAAGCCTCAGCTCTTCCACCATCAACCCAAAAGTCGTCATCCTGCTCGATTAAATCGAAATACTCTTCGCACTCAGGGCATTCTGTATAGAGAGTGATGCGCCAGTCTGCATATATATTGCTCATGCCACGCTCCTCTGGCTCTGCGCCCGCAAGTATTTCTCATGGTCTTCTCGGCACTCAGCGTCACAGTAGTGACCCTTGTCGATCGGCTCCTCGCACCAGTGGCATTCACCGGTGTAAACCATGTTGGGCTTAGGCCGATTAGCCAGGGCAATCTCAATCATCTGCTGCTCGCGTTCTGCTGCTTCCTCCAGAATATCGGCATGGCTCATGGGTTTTACTCCTTGATATTGGCAATCATCTGATCGATGTAATCATCCACTTCAGCTGCATCGCCCGACGCATCCTGAAGCACTGCGATAATCTCAGCGTCGCTCATCGACAGAGCGGACAAAAACTCAATGACGCAGTTTCCTGCGATGTAGAGCTCATGATGGTCTGAGCAATCGGCAAAACTCACCTGCACCGCTGACACCAGTGCAGCTCTCAGTTCATTGGGATATTCCGTGTTAATCACGCCGCCACCTCCGCAAATGCCTTCTCACACCAGATAGAGATGTAAGTAATCTGGTCCTGCATTTCCTGCAGTGTCTTAGCCTCGCCGGTCCGGATTTCATGGTTGATGAGGGCGCGGATGAGATGCTCCAGCTTCGAGTAGTATCCGAGGCGCTGCTGCGTCTCCTGCCCGGCTGTTTTGCCATGCTTAACGATGCTCTTCACGTACAGGATGAAGTCGTTAGCGCCGCCTTCGATTGTGTATTTGTCACCGATTTCGATATGCATTTTGGTTTCCTATAGGCGTAAAAAAACCTGCCGAAGCAGGTCTGTTTTTTTCGTGTCAGCAACTCACATCTCTTTCGCACTAAATAAGTGATAACCCTGACTTGTTATGTCGCGCATGGCATTTTCGGCATCTACACCAATAATCTGACAATGGCTCGGCGATCGCATGTCGAATGTGGCTATACTGGAATAGGATTTACCACCCATTTTCAGCACACCGTCAGGGAGACTGGCGCCTGAAATAACTATCATGTAATTGCCTTTTGTCTTTTTACAGCGGCAAATATCAACAATCACTTACCGTCCTCCTTCTGATAAACCGGGTCAGTGCCGCGCGGGTACTGCAGCGCAACGTTCCTGTAATGCTGCAACCTCTCCCTGAAATACTCACGCTGGCTCTCAGGCTGCTGCATTTCCACCTCCATGGCGATAACCGGCATGTTCATACGCTCCTTGTACGCTACTCCTGACGCGGCTAAATCAACGTTAATCCTGTCGCGTTCTTCTCTGCTGCGTGCTGCTAAGTTGTGTGACATAACCATTCCTTAGGGCTGCCAGCCATATCCATCACGACCGCCTTCATGCATCCACTCATGCTTGCATTCATTACAGATGTAGTGAGTGTCATCAGTGCCACGGCCCATGAATCTGGCGCTAACCGGCGGCTTATCTGGGTCCATCCTCATGCATGCGATTGGCGCAGCCTTGCGGCCTCTCGGTTGCTGCTCACAAACTTCACAAGTCATAACGATTCTCCAGTGTGGCTGAGAATCTATTTATACCACTGTTGATTCCTGAAATTGTCCCGCAAATGTAAAGCCCACTGACTTCAAGAATCACACACCATCCTTACCGGCGCGGAGTTGGTTGGCTATTTCTTCGCAGACATGCGTGAGTGAGCAGAGGCTTATCGCAGGATGCGCCTTAACCAACTCAACACCCTCATCCCGCAATTTATTGCGCTCTGCATCAAGCTCCGGACCGAAGCGAACCACACGATCAACCAGTCGCTGCACCCAGCGGTTAATTGAGAAACTGAACTCTTCTTTCGACTCAGGAAGCGCCACGCCCATAACAGCTAAGGCTGCTTCAATGTCTTTGGGAATGAATACGCTATCCCACTCCAGCTGCTTTACCCTTGCTTCCAGCGCGTCACGCTCCTCATAAGCGCGCATCGCCGTCTCAGCATCTTCACGAAACATGCAGTCGATAATGCCTTCGCTCAAGCCTTCTTCATTGCGGTGATACAGCGTCCAGAACTGCGCGACGCTGTCATCGCAGATTGACACATTGTCACCATCGGAAACGCATCCTGATACGTAGTAATTGCTCATTCTCTTACCCCTTATACCGCTGTCAGGCTCAATGCCGCGGCGAAAATAGTTAGTCGCCGTGATAGCGGCGTGCTGCCCATTCCGGATAGGCAGGGTTGGTATCTCTGACCGGCACTTCATGCTTGCTGTGCCGGTTGCGCTCGATTGCTTCCTGATGCTCGAAGTACTTAGTCAGGCGCCGTTCCGTGGCCTCCTGTACCCATTCCTTTGTTTGGTCAGTGGTCCGTACTGATAGCGACACCCTCACGCCTTTCTTCGCCAGAATCTGCTGCTGTGCGTCCTGCATCGCTAACATCCATCTGCGCTGTGATTCCTTTTCATCAGGGCGTGCAGAGTCCGCCGAAGGTTCGGTGATGGTCATGAGGGTGCCTTATTGGTGGGTGTTATTTAACGAGGCGCTGCCAGATGGCGGATACGTATTTCGCCTGGTGGATTGCGTCGGCTAGCGCGTTGTGCCGGGTTCCTTCAAAGGGCATATCCCGCTTTGGGTCGAAACCTATCGCTTTGCCCATCTCAACGATTGTTCGCACGTCCCGGTCATTCCACCAATTCCACGGTGGGTTTTGTCCGGTCATCTGATACGCGCTGCGAAGTATGACGCAGTCAAAAGAAGCTCCATTCCCCCAAACCTGAACAAACTTGCTGTTGGTGTTTTCGAAGATGAAGTCATTGAAGCGTGATAGTGCAGTCGAAAGCTCTAGCGGGTTATCAAGGAGCGAACTTCGAGCCTCTTCACTTTGCCCCATCCACCACATAATTGTTGATGCATCCGGCCTTGCGCGATGACGCATTGATGACTCAAGCGAGATATTCACCTGAAACTGATCGCCGGTCGCGCCTGATGCTGGGTCAAAAAATACTGCGCCGATTGAAACGACAGGGGCGTAGGTGCCATTACCCATCGTTTCGAGGTCAACCATTAAGTTATTCATTTTCATCCTTAAAATGGAATGTCGTCTTCAAAATCCATCGGCGGCTCATTGTTTGCCGGTGGAGTAGATTGCCCAGCCTGCTGCTGCGGACGCTGCTGCTGATTTTGCTGTGGTCGGTTTCCCTGTCCACCTTCCTGTTTTCCGCCCAGCATCTGCATGGTGCCGCCCACATTGACCGTAACCTCGGTGGTGTAGCGTTCCTGTCCGCCCTGGTCCTGCCACTTGCGGGTGCGTAGCTGGCCTTCAATATAGACCTGAGAACCTTTGCGAAGGTATTCACCTGCAACCTCTGCGAGCTTCCCAAACAGCACCACGCGGGCCATTCGGTTACTTCCTTGTTCTCGCCTGTCTGCTTATCACGCCAGCTCTCAGAGGTTGCCAGCGTGATGTTTGCCACTGCGCCACCATTTGGCAGGTAACGCACTTCCGGATCCTGACCAAGATTGCCGACCAGGATCACTTTATTGACTCCACGACTCGCCATTTATGCCGCCTTGCTAAGTTCTGCGCCGCGGGTTTTAAACACCTCGACGCACTTCTGTTGATGTTCAGCAGAGGAAGCCAGAGCATTCCACGCTGGTTTATAGATGCCTTTGAGGTCATCAATGGTCGCGCACTCAGCTGCCTGAGCGGTGAAATCGGCAAGGATGTCATCCGCTGGACGCGCTGCAGGTGATTGAGGTGTTTCTGGAGTGTCCGTTTTAGAAATTGCGGGTGGTAGCGCCCATGATGGCAATGTAGGGGGTTGCCACCAAAGCTCCATGAATTGCTGGGTTTTCTTGTCTTTGAATGATGCTCTATTCCATCCCTGACGCTTCTCTGCGGATGCCTCTGCAAAGTTCTCTTCAAGGCCGTACAGGTAGCGACCGATTCCCCACTGAACGGCAGATCGCTTCATCGAACCAGACATCCCGCCTTTAACGGCTTCAACCTGAGTCTTTTCAGCTCCATCCCACTTCGTAATCCACTCATCTCCCACGCGAATCGAGATGCCGCACATCACGCCCCCATCGGGGCCGGGCTGGAACTCGTTTTTCCAGTTCTCTTTGCCGCAAACATCATCAAGGCGCTTCATGATCGCCCGGTTCGTTACGTAAGCCAGAACCATCGCCCACGCCTTGCCACTACCAGCTATGCCACACTGCTGAACGCGCCACTCAATGTCTTGCGGCGGAAACGGCTCATCTAAACGTGTAAGCTCCACAATCAACCCTCCATCCTCGCTGCCTGCTGCTCCGTACGGTAATCAGCCGCCGTATCCATTGCGGCCTGCTGTGGCGTCATCTCATCAAGCACTGGCTCTAAGATGGCCCTCATCATTTCGAAGAAATAGATATCCGGATCAATCATGCTGCGTGCTCCTGGTGAATTGTGTAACCCTGCTCTGTGAGCCACTCCATGACGTCTTTGATATCAAGCTGGTTAAGCACCTGTTTGCCACTGAAGTCGAGCAGAGAGACCTCATCTGCCTCGATAATCATCATGCCAGGGCGATATCCGGCGCGCGTCTTAAGCTCGCCACATTCAATCTTCATTTTCATTTCAGCGATCTCCGCAGTAACTGCATCGCCATCGCCCACTTGGCACGGTCGCCAAACAGATGAGCCTCTCGGGAAAGCTCCTGAGCCTTCGTGAAGTAACGTGATTTCATGGCTGGCCTCTTTGATTCAGGGTGTCGATAAGGTTGCGCCAGCTAGTGCGGAGGCGGCGGGTAATGGTGTCGAGGAGGGATTCAGAGCAGCCAGCAACAGGCCACCCTGCAACTGCGAGCTGTTGCATGGCTTATTCCTTTGTGTGAATGGATTAATTGGTTTTTAGGAAAAATTCGCCGTGGTTTTCTTGAGCGAATTCTTGATATTTTTTTATTGCATCTTCCTTTTTGGCGAATAAACCTAGATAAATTTTCTTTCCATCTAGCTTGCCAGTGGCTCTCCATCTGCGCTTCCGCTTAACCCAATCAACGCCTTTGCAGCCAGACGTGTTGGCGCAAGAGAGCTTGCTGTTCATCATGTTCTGGGAGTAATCAGCCTCCCTTAGATTGGAGAATCGATTGTCGCGCTTATCGCCATTTATGTGGTCAAGGAGTTTTTCTGGTGGCTTGCCGGTCATGTAATACCAGGCGAGCCTGTGGGCGAAGTAAATGCGCCTGTTTATGCATATCCGAGTGTAATCAGAGCCGCTATTTGAGCCTGCAGGCCTTTCTTTTTGGTATTTGGTGAGTGCTTTCTTTGTGAACAACCCAGTATCAGGGTCATAATGAAAGTTCTTTGTGAGCTCATCCCAAGAAAGGTGGGCGCTCATGTCTAATGGCTTCACTTTTCTATTCCCTCAAAAAGAAGGGAGCCATTGCGGCTCCCATAGGGGTGATACGTTCTGGTTATCTATCCTGTCATTTGAAGCTTCTTAGCGTTGGTGCGTAGCACCTCAAAGCCGTCTAAGCAGACAGCTTTACGGTGTCACTCAGTTGGTGCTGGATATGCGCACCATTGCTTTATCTTCACTTCAGACTCATCAATGCCTGCAATCTGAAAAACCCACTTCCATTCTCCTGTCGGGATGCCCCCAGCACCAAACCACAAAGCCCGCCATGCAATCAGCACACCCTCTCCGTTAAGGTCATTCACCAAAACCTGCTGCTGTGCTTCAGGCAGGCTTTCACTGCACTTAATCCATTCCATGCTCTTCTCCTGTTCAGTGGTTACTGGCCCCGCGCGCGCAGCATTGCGTCAGCCATTCTGTATGAGCATTCGGCGTAATGATCGAAATCGCCAGGATACTCCTCGCCAGTAACAGGTCCATTAAGAGACCCGATTACAGCAGGCATCAGTTTTGCTGCGAAGTAATCGCGCAGCGTCATCCCTTCCTGTCCTTCAACCGTCTCACTGCCTAATGGCAGCGGGAAAGCTGTACCGCCTGTATCTTTTTCCATCTCACAATCCTCAGTGGTTACTGGCCCAATGCCTTGGCAATGGCTGCACGCGCCTGAATTAGTTCTCGATTGCCATTAGCCATCTCTTCACCAAAGGCATTATCTAGCGCTGCAAATAATGCCTTTTCTGCATCCTGAAGTGCCTCAAGAAGCTCAGGCGCCGCGGCTATCAACTGGTGATTCGCAGCCTGAATTTCCACTTCTGGGTCAAACTCAACCCATGCAACCGGAAGAATCATTCCATATGACTGGTCGTCATCTCTGATAACCGGGCCTATGCTTCTGTCACTCTTCGAAGCGACCCACGGCCCCGGCGTACCCTTAAATTCCTGCATCTCAACCTCCTGCTATAAACCCCAGCCCCATCAACACACCAATAACCAGCCACCCGAATATGTAGTTACCAGTGCTTATCATGGGGCCTCCAGATGTGAAAAAGGCTGCGGGTTAGGCAGCCTCAGTAGTCATAATCAAATGGATAATCCTGATACTGACTCATGTCGTCATCAGGATGCTCTTCGAAATCGTCTTCACCCACGCTCACCTCCCGCCGCTTCTCGGCAATTCCATTTACTCAGTGCTGATTCAGGCGTGTCCAGCATGTAAATCTTAGCTGTACAGCCCACGCACTGAATGCCATAACTGCTTTCAGATGCATTACTTCCTGCAGGAGTCATTGCCCAGCGCTTCAGCTGCGCTCGTGCTCCACAGAATGGGCATGGCGAGATGCCATACTCAGTGATTAATGTCGCTGACACGCTCACCTCGCCGTTACGATGTCTTTTGAGTTGCGATAGCCTGCAGCGAATATCGCGATTTCTGGTAAGCACTGAGATGTGCTCTCATGCCTGTCACGCAGAGAAGGGGAGATAACTGCTTTCTCTACTCTCTGGTTGCAGCTGGATAAGGTGCTGACAATGCGGCGCTCGAAACGTGTTTGCTCGATAGCCTCTGATGCTTTACGGGCGTTAAAAGCCGCCATACGACGCTGATTTCTGTTCATCACTTTGCTCCGTTGCGCTTGGCTGCTTTTGCGCGTTGCTTTTTCAATACGCGGCGGTAATTGCGATCGTTCTGGTTACGCATCGACTCCCAAAGGTCGTATTCACGATAAGCAGATGACTTCTGGTAATTTTCGTTCATGGGTATTCCTCGATGAGTGCTTGGGTGTAAGCGTCAGGGTAACCAGCCCCAGCTTCTGACCGTCATCTGTCATGCGGCCATCAACATTCACGCTTACCCGAAGCACTCGCCTCGGCCTGTGTATTCACAGGGTCATATTGTTAAAGAGCTGATATCCGTTTCTTGTTGCCCCAGCGTCCTGCTGATGGATGTATTTAAAACCATGGTTGTAATTATGTCAACAACTATGGTTGTAATAAATATCAATATGGTTGTTTTGTGGTTGTTTCAGAAGGGAAAATAGTTTTGAAAAAAATAGAAGGGTAATAAAAAACCCGCCGAAGCGGGTTGGTTGGAGGGGTTATACGTCCAGAACGGACCACCAGAAGACGCGGCCCATCACCTCGACCTTGTTCTCTGGCATTTCTTCATCTGCATATTCGTCGCGGTTAAAGCTTCTGACAACGATCATGCCGCCGGGCCTTCGATAGAGTTGCTTTATGCGCTTCAGGCCATCCTGATTGATAGCGTAGAGCTTGCCATCGATAATCTTCTTGTTGTGGCAATCCACTGCAACGGTAGTTCCACTCGGGATGATCGGCTCCATGCTGTTGCCGTATGCAGGGAAGCATATTACGCCATCTCCGCTGGAGTCAGCGCCCACCTTGCGTAAAGTCGATTTAGAGAAACGAAGCATAAACCCGTTGTTATCCTCTTCCGCAAAGCTTCCGTGTCCGGCAGCCAGCTCAATATCCTTGTAATACGGTACCTCGACTTCGTCAGAGCGCAAAGGGGTGTTCAGATCCCAGGGGTCGACGGGCACAACATCATAGCTGCCCGGAATTTCACTCACGCGAGTTGAGGACTTCATGTCGCCGTTCTCGTCAGATAGCCACTCGGGCCTTACATCTAACGCACGGGCAATTTCTACCAACTTGGTCGAGCTCTTAGCCTTACCAGATGTCAGTTTTTGGATGGCAGCCTGGGACACGCCGATCCGCTCAGCAAGTGATGCCTGAGTAATGTTTGCGTCGCGCATGGCGACTTTAAGTCTATCAGCAAGTGTCATTTTCATGCCGCTAAAATACAACCGCAGTAATATCGAATCAAACAACTAAAGTGGTTGCATAATAACAACCATAGTTATATATTTATCTCATATTACAACGGAGGTGGTTTTATGAACCCAGTGATTAAAACTGCCATTGCAATTGTTGGCACGCAGAAAGGATTAGCTCAAGCGTGCGGCGTTAGTCAGGCGGCCGTTCAGAAATGGCTGCACAACAAAGCAAAGGTAGCGCCACAGAACGTTGCTTCTCTGGTAGAGGCAACTAAAGGGAAGGTTAAGGCATATCAGGTTCGCCCAGACCTCCCGGATTTGTTCCCGCATCCTAACAAGGCTGCATAGTTTTTCCGCTCTTTATCAATCTGATCTCCCTCGGAATACCAGGGAAAAACTCAAGTGACTTGCTCACCGCAATGTCACGCAATTACTTAACCAACAAAGGAATTTTACATCATGGAAATTGCAAGCTATCGCAAAAAAGCGAGAGAGATTGAAAGCCAGTTACTGAACAAACTGGCTGAACGTGGACAGGGAACACTGGCGAAGGTACTCGACCTGGACGACGCAGCTGTAAGCCGCATGAAGCGTCCATCAGGAAAACAGCGTCACAGCTTCTTCCAGATGATGAGTCTGGCGCTGGCTTATCTGGATGTGGTTTCACCTGAATCAGAAATGGCGCAGAGGTTGTTGCGCATAGAGCAGTTACTTACCAAAGAAAAAGCCCCGAATAGCTGCGTCAACAGTTTCGAGGCCTGATGCGAAATGACTGGATCAATTCACAGGAGTAATTATGCCAAAGAAACACGTTATGTACCAGGCGGAATTGCACAAAAACCTTGCCCGAGTCGAATTCTGCAAAGCGTTCAATCCGAAGGTCGCTGAGAAGTTGAAAAGCATCCTGGAAGAACATAAAGCGAAGGAGAAACGGCAATGAGCAACGTATCAAGTTTAGCCAGAGCCAGAGAGGCTAAAAGGTTCCAGGAGACGCCGCAACAGGGCGTTAAGGGGTATGCCTTGCTGCATCGTAAAATCAAGGAGCTTCCCTTCTACAGAACGGATTCTGAAGCTGTTCATCTGTGGATCCACATCATCCTGTCAGCCAACCATGCACCTGCACCAGTTAACACAGAATTCGGTGAGATGCTGGTTAAACGCGGTGAGTTCATCACCGGGCGAAACACTCTGGCAGCCGAAACAGGAATCACCGGTGACCGCATTAAGTACCTGCTCAACAAGTTCGAAAAACTGAGCATGATTAGCCGCATTTCCAATAAGAAATTCACCCGAATTTCGGTCACAAAATACGACGATTATCAGCCAAATGTTGTGCCAACAGAATGCCAACAGAATGCCAACGCAATGCCGCTAACACCAAGGGCTGCCGGTGAGGTTGTGCCAACAGAGTGCCATCAAAGTGCCACAAACAATGAATTACTAACTAATAACTCAATATCTAAAGATATTGAGTGTCCATCTCAAACCGCCGATCAGGACGATGATGAAGAAATCAGAATCCCGAGACAGCCAGCCAATCCCGATAAGCCAAAAGCAGTTCGCACCCCATACGAAGACATGGTGAATACCTACCATGAAATCCTGCCGGAAATGTCGGCAGTCGAAATTATTCGTGGAAAACGTAAATCTGCGATGCGCAACTTCTGGCAGCAGTGCAACCGCGAGTACCAGAAGGCCAAAGGTGTTCCGTTCACGATTGAGAACTGGCGGAACTACCTCGAATACATCGCTTCGAACTGCACCTGGATGATGCAGGAAAGGCCAAACGGCAAGGGTGGATTTTGGGCAGCCAAGAATCTGGACTATCTGGTGACGGATGAGTGCTACACGAAGGTGAAGGAGCAGCGCGCAAATGACAGGAAATAACTTCGTACCTCCAAACAGCATCGATGCGGAGCAGTGTGTAATCGGCAGCATCCTGAATGACAGCCAGAGCGACAAATGCCAGATGGTGCTGGCCACGCTGAAGCCAGATGCGTTCTACAGCCGCTCACATCAGGAAATCTGGTCTGAAGCTGTGACGCTTAACCGACGCAAAATTACCGTGGACATCCTGACGCTGTCACAGGCGCTGGAGCAAGGCGGGAAGCTGGAGCAGCTAGGTGGTTTCGGCTATCTGGCTGAGATGGTTAAAAACACACCCAGCTCCGCAAACGTCGTGAACTACGCCTCAGTCGTGAAAGACCGGGCTTCTGACCGCATGTGGATCCGCCAGTCAAACGAGGTGGCCAGCCTGTTCAGCTCCCGCAACGGCATGACCACTGAGCAGAAGGTTGAAGCCGCTCAGGCTTTGCTGGCAGAGGCTGTAGACAGCACTGCTACCGGCAACAAAAAGGGACTTCGTCGCATAGACGACATTGCAGCTAAATGGACAGCAATGGTCGAAAACCGGTTTAACGATCCGGATGCGCATCGCGGCCTGACTACTGGCATTCGTGACCTCGACAAGCTACTGGCACCGAAGCATGTCATGCGCGGATCCCTGTTCGTTATTGGCGCAAGGCCAAAAATGGGTAAAACCACGGTGCTGACCGAAATCGCTTTGCATGTCGCAGACGTTGAAAACCTGCCTGTGGCCATGTTCAGCCTTGAGATGCCTGAAGAGCAAATCTTCGAGCGCATGCTTGGCCAGTCATCACACGTCAATACCGATATGTTCTATGCACAAGAAAAATCTGGCCCGAGCGAGGATGAAGACTGGAACAGGGTTTATGCAGCGATGGCCAGAATGAGCGACCGGCCAAACATCTGGATTGACGATAACCCCGGCATGACGCTGGCCCACATTCAGGCGGAGTGCCGCAAACTGAAGCGAAATAACAAGCGTATCGGCATGATTGGCATCGACTATCTGACACTGATGAGCACTGAAGCTTCAGAAACCAACGCACTGGCATTCGGCAAGATTACCAAGGCGCTGAAGAACCTGGCCAAGGAGCTGGACACGGTAATCATCCTCCTGACCCAGTTAAACCGTAATCTGGAAGAGCGAGCCAATAAGCGCCCTATGGCCAGCGATTCGCGCGATACCGGTCAGATTGAACAGGACTGTGATTACTGGATGGCCATCTACAAGGAAAACGTTTACGACGAGAACGCGGATCCGACGCTAACTGAGCTTATCCTCCGCCTGAACCGCCACGGCAAAACCGGCACGGTTTACGTTGACCAGAAAGACGTAGCTCTTTTCCCATGCGACCAAAAACAGGCAGCGGAAGAGCGAGCAGAGCGCAAATCCCGCAAAGTGACCAAGCAACTTAAACAGGTAGAGGGTTTCTGATGAAAACACATCTCGAGCAGTACATGGCGCACCGCGCGGAGCTGGCCAAAAAGGTTTATCTGGAAGACGGATTCGTTGTGCTCAACACAGGCAACACCACCTATGAAATCGCAGTAAACAGACTGCACAGCCATGAAAGTCTTGCTAACTGGGCATTTCACCTGACTGAAAAGACATGGATGGATATGGACATGATGCGCGAGTTTTTGCGCGTGGCCAGCGTGGCTGCAAACCTTCCACTGGAGGGCGTGTAAATGTCCATCATCGATAGCGCAATGAAGCTGACCGAACTCACGAAGCAAGGCGTGAATTATCGCGGGTTATGCCCATTCCATGACGAAAGCACCCCGTCTTTCGTGGTGCGTCCACAGAACAACGACTTCATCTGCTTTGGATGCGGCACTCCCATCACCACCGGAGGAAGCATGACAAACAACGATGAGCTGGAAAGGGAGTTGAGCACCATGAATAGCAGGGATATTTTTGAACTTTGGGTTGCAGATGAGCTGGGCCATACAGTCGGATATATCAAAGGGCAGCGAGCTGTAACCACAGACCGGTATTACAACGAGTACATCGAAATACCTTACCGGGCATGGAAGGCCGCCATGTCTGTACGCAGCAAGCAGGAGGGGTGATGCATATACGAATTAATCGAAACGAGGTGATTTACTGGAACCTGCTGCCGAAGAATTTGCGCTATTGGGGCTACAAGCAGGATTGGCATGACGGGCCGATTCCATGCTTCGGCTTTTGGTTTTTTCATTTTTACATATGGTGGAAGAAAAAATGAGCAACGTAATCCCCTTAAAACGCTCTGAGCACGTCATATCAGACGCTGCACTGGATAAGCTGGCAAATGACCTTACTGTTATCGCCACGCGTTATGCAGGATTTATGTCACTCCCTGCAGCTATCCGCAAAACCCTTAGCGACGCATTAAAGCGAGACAAACGCGATGGAGATACCGAAAGAGGGCCTTCGGCTTCATAGGTCAAACTTCAACGCCATCGGGCAACAGCTTCAACCCCTGCTCGAATCCGGCGACTGTTACCGGCTAATCCTCAAGCCGTGGAAAGAAAAACGTAGCCTCAATCAGAACTCCCTTTCTCACATGTGGTACGGCGAAATCAGCGAATACCTGATTAAGTCCGGGCGCGCCGACGCCACGCCAGGGTGGGTAAAGCGGAACCTCAAAAAAACCTATCTGGGCTGTGAGCAGGTCGAATACACCGACTTTGTTACCGGCGAGAAGGTCAGCACTTGGGAACCCCGACACACATCCAGTCTTGATACGGGCGAGATGCATTACTTCCTGAATCAGGTGGAACGGTGGTGCGCGCAGTTCGGCCTGGCGCTGACTATCCCAGCTGACTCTGAGTACCAGAAACTAAAGGACAAGCAGAACCAATGACCCCCTTTACTGAAATTGGCGCAGCTATCGAAGAGGCTGCGTGGCTTGCTCATGTCCATAACAAACCGCACTGCGTTTATCAGCGCTTTGACGGGCTGATGGAAGTGAAGCCAGAGAACCCCGATCGCAATCCCATGTACACAACCGGCGCGCCCGGTGTCGTGACCACTGAATACAGGAGTGCAGCATGATAAACACCTGGAGCCGCGAACATCTCGACATTCTTACCAGAGACTACGCAAATGCATCGACTGATTTACTGGCAATCATGTTCGATAAACCCCGCCAGCAGGTCACAAACAAGGCCCGCGAGCTGGGGCTGAAGAAATCACCGGAATTCCTGGAAGTAGTTCGTGCAGCAACTGGTGCGATGAGGTGGCGTAATCATGCGTGAAACCTGGTTCACTCACCCCGACCCGATAGACACAAAAACAGCAGATGAGCTGATAGCCAGTTACAAATCACGAAATATCCAGGCCAAAAAGTGCCTTGCATTTGACCCGTGCTACTGGCTGGTAAGCGCGCTGCTGCCTGAGTTCCGGAACGAGCCAATACCGAGCAGGCAGTATAAAAACCCAATGTGGAGCTGAAGATGAATTACAGCGAGATGACTGATTTTGAAATCAACTGTGCTGTGGCTGCTTCTCTTGGGAGGGAGTTCTTTTACAACTCTCCCGGGGAGCCAGGAAAGCGCAGGAAATCATTCGTAATTGATGATGTATGCCGTGATGTTTATGAGTCAGGCGCCTGGTCATCAGATGTATTCGACCCCTGCAAATCATGGGCTGATGCCGGGCCGATTATTGGAAAGGAAAATATCAGCCTGACCTGTCACCAAAGTCGTGATGAATGGGCCGCAATATTTAACCGGCATTGCATGTCTGCAAATCAGAATCCCCTTCGTGCCGCAATGGAATGCTTCCTGATGAAAAAGGAGCGAGAAAATGTCGCGTGAACGCTGCTGCCGCTGTCACATAACACTCACCTCAGAAGACAAGTATCACTACGGGGCTAACTGTGAAAATTGCGAGGTAGATTACCGCTATGAAGAACACGAACGGGACCAGCCAATCAAATCAGCCTACTGGCGATGGAGAGCAGTGTGCTTCTGTGTGCGCTTTCTGTTCTGCGGCGCTGCCAGAGTCAGTGGTTTATTGCTGCAAAAACTGCGAAATAAACCTGATGCAGGACCCAAACTTTCGGATGTGCGGAGAGAGCCATGAGGAAAGTCAGGCGTAAATGTAAGAACCCGACCTGCCGCGAATGGTTTCATCCATCCTTCCAGAATCAACGCTGGTGTAGCGCAGATTGCGGAACGGTACTGGCGATGGCTGAAAGGGAGAAAAACCGGCAAAAAGCGATACAGGAAGCAGAACGACGACGAAAGGAAGAAGCCCAGCAGGAAAGACGTAGTATCAAAGTTCGCAAGTTAGCCACCAAGCCCGCCAGTTACTTCAAAGCCCAAGCACAGCAAGCCTTCAACCAATTCATCCGCCTTCGTGACCATGACCAGCCCTGCATTAGTTGCGGCGAAACCAATCCGCCTGATTTGCATGGCGGGCAGTGGGATTGTGGGCATTTCAAAACGGTAGGTGGATTCCCTGAACTCCGCTTCGTTGAAAGCAATGCCTATCGCCAATGCAAATCCTGTAATGCCGGGTCGGCTAAGCATGGTGCAAAGGCGGCAACCGTAGCGCAGAGATATGAAGCCGCCCTGGTTGAGAGGTTCGGTCAAGAGTTGGTTGATTGGCTGAATGGCCCCCACGAAATGACGCGCTATCGCCGTGAAGACTACATCCGCATCCGGGATGAGTACCGGGCAAAGGTGCGTGAACTGAATAAGCGAAGAGAGGCAGCATGATTGATAAAGCAGCGATTTATCTATTGGCAGGCATGGGGCTGTTTTCCTGCATCCTTTTTGCAGCAGTCTGGATGTGCTCAGCGGCGAGAGCGGTTTGGCTGTATTTCAACTGGAGTGTCTCCCGGGCGCTAAGGGCTAGGCGGCTGGCAAGAAAAATCAGGAGGGAAGCAGCATGAACTGGGACGCAGTTTTCGTAATCGCCGTGTGGGGGACCTTTCTTTTCATCTGGCTTCCTCGCAAACACGCTCTACACCGCAAGCGAATGTCATCACTAAGGGCAATGAACAAGGGCCATCGATTTAAGCAGAAATACAAAGCCATAAAGGCGCTAACCGGGAGGTCATCATGACCGAATACCTCAGAGAAAAGTGGCTACGTCTTCGCATTCTAAAGATGCGCGGCATGTACGAGATCAACTACCGGATTATCCGGAACACGGCGAAGATGATGGGGGCGAAGCATGCGCATTGAGCGTGACTATCAGCAAATCGTCAGGCTGTCAGGCGTCAGAACAGCAGCGGACATGCGCCGGTTATTCGGCAATGGCTGGAAGACCATCAACAAATCGCAGCAGGCATGGGTCAGGCATCTGCTGGGCGTATGGGGCGATCACCTGGGCGGAGAAGATTACGACCGCGCAGAGGTTAACGTTATCGGGCGCCTGATGATGCGATGTGAATGGAGTGAGCAGAAGGGCAAGCAGATAGAGAAAATCGTGTCACAGCTGCATTGTGAAGGACTGCGTGGTGAAGAGTTGTTCCGCAAGGCTCGTGACCTGCTTATTCCTCAGTCATCAACGGCAAACATCATCGCTCTCGCCAAAGAATCAGATGATGCCGCCTTTGTTGAATCAGTCCTGGTAAAGACATTCAGAATGGATAACCCGCTTCGGAACGTAGCCAGATTACGATACTGCAAGCGCAAGAGCGTGCAAAATATCGGCTCATCCCTGGTTTATTACTGTCGCATCTCACCGAAAGAGGCCCGCAACAGAATGGAATGGGCGATGGATATCATCGAAGGAGAAATGTTTTACGCAATTAAGCGAGAAATGGAGAAGGAGATTCTTAAAATTGCAGCCTGACAACAACAAATAGCACGAAATGACAAAGACAAAGGGCATGTAACCTGGCACATTAACGGCATGATCGGGAAGTGAAGCGAACAGATCGCAGCTTTACCGGTCAGTTGCATAAATGTGGATGCCAAAGAGCCTCGCGACCTCACCAGTCGGCGGGGCTTTTTTATTTCTATACCCCACAGGGGATAAGATTCATCGCATACCCTATTGCGGATAAGTAACATCACTAAACCATTTCAAAGGTCAGCCAAAGATCTGGCCTTTCTCGTTTATCGTCCCTGCCAATCAACATCGACTCTCACCCTTTCCTGTGTGGCAGCGGGCGATCTTTTCTTCTGACTACCTACAGCACCGCCCGTAATCACGGAGGTGATATGAGTATCGATATGAGCAAACTGGCTTCAGGCGCGGCATACGGCGCATCTGCCGGGACGATTGCCAATGGTCTGTTGACCAGGCTGAGTCCCGATGAGTGGAGTGCTGTTGGCGTCCTGGCCGGTATTCTGGTGGCGCTGTTCACACTCGGCATCAACTGGTATTACAAGCGCAAAGCCACACTGGCGCAGATTAAGGCGCTACAACGCTGGCCCACGACTCCTGGTATTAGCGAGGATTAAATCATGGCTATGTCAAACAGCCTGCGCAATAAGCTAATTGCTGTCGCGGGCGGCGGAGCTATGGCTATCGCTACGGTATTCCTCGGCGGAAAGGATGGAGTAGAGGGTAGGGTGTACGAGCCTTACAAAGATGTGGCGGGCGTATGGACTGTCTGCGATGGTCATACCGGCGCCGACATCATCAAAGGTAAGAGGTACACCGACCGAGAATGTGATCGCTTGATGTGGAATGATTTGCAGCCAGTTAAAAAAGCTGTTGATGGGATGGTCAAAATCCCACTGGGTGAATATCAGCGGGCCGCACTGTACAGCTTCACTTATAACGTGGGCACCAGCGCGTTCTCGAAATCGACACTGCTTAAGCGTCTGAATGCCGGTGATGTTGATGGCGCATGTGAAGAGCTACGCCGCTGGATTTACGCTGGCGGTCAGAAGTGGCGTGGATTAATGAATCGGCGGGATATGGAGCGCACCATGTGCCTGGCGGAGAATGCCGATGACCTTAAAGGGTAAAGTGCTCACTGCGCTCATCCTGCTGGTTCTGTTGCTCTTAGCCACGTCAATAGCATTCGCGTTCTATTACCGCGGTAATGCCATTGACTACAAGGCGCAGCGTGACACCGCAACCAGCAATCTCAAGCTGGCTCACGACACCATCACCGATATGCAGACACGCCAGCGCGATGTGGCGGCACTCGATGAGAAATACACGAAGGAGCTTGCCGATGCTAAAGCGACTATCGATCAGCTGCATGATGATGTTGCTACTGGCAAGCGCCGGTTGCAGCTCAACGCCACCTGCCAGAAACAATCTACCTCCGGCCCCGCCGGCATGGATGATGCAGCCAGCGCCCGACTTACTGACGCCGCTCAGCGGGATTATTTCACCCTCAGAGAGCGAATCGAAGTCGCCGGAAAGCAAATAGCCGGTCTGCAGCAGTACATCAGAGAGCAGTGCTTAAACTGAGCAGTGTTTGGGTAACCTATTTGTTCATTGAGTAATGCGGAGCAGTATCGCTTCTGCCTCATCCATACTCATCCCGCCATGTACGTTTGCCGGGAAAACAACATCACTACCTGAGAGCACCCACACCCCCCTATGAGTAGGATGGCGAGACAACTCCTGACCTTCCACTATCGGGAATGCCTTATCAACCACGCATACACAGTACCCATTGATGCTGTGAATTATGAGCGCCCACTGTGGACGTGAGTTGATAGAAGCCCTTCTTACTACAAGTGCATTGTCCATTGTAAGAGTTCATGAGTGTAATTGATGGGTGATAATAACTGCATTAGCCAGCTCAGAGATTCAAAAAAATAATATGTATGATTCGTACGTGAATCGCGAATGAATTTCTTCCGTGTCTGGTCAGGCGGCGATGATGAAATGTTTCTGGATGAGGGGTAGGTTGCTTACGTCTGCAATGAGAAAGGCGTAACAGCCGCTACTTTTCAGTAACCGATACTCCTGTGGCGGTAGTAAAGACCGGCGTAGGCGATAAAAGCTAGCTATGAAGTACCAGTAAGGCATTGCAAGAGACATCAACTTTTCCAGATGCCTCTTGCAATGAATTACCTGAAACGAGGAATCGATCATGAGCACTAAATGCATGTCAGTTGGTGGCTACCCGGTAGATGTCGCAACGCCTGCAGATGTAGAGGGTGGAGATTACACCTTGCCGGCAGCTACGACATCTGCAATTGGCGGCGTAAAGAAAATGACGAATCAGGCAAACACAGCAGCTACTGATGTAGCTGGTCTGGTGACTGACTTCAACGCTCTACTGGCAAAGCTTAAAGCGGCAGGAATGATGTAATGGCTTGCGAAATCATCAAACGCGTAAATGTGAAGGCAATGTTTCCGGGTGGAAGGGTTGTTACTGGGTTTGCAAATTGTCACCCACAAAGAACGGATAAACCCTTCCAGGTTTGGTTACGCGATGGCAGTGCCGATTCAGTGCTTGTTAACCCATCACTAGCTGAGACTGTAGAGATCAGCGTCGAATACGAGAAATAACATGGCTAGGCCAACCAAGTACCAGAAGGCGTACGCCGAGCAGGCTCGCAAGCTGTGCATGCTTGGCTACACCGATGATCAACTTGCAGACTTCTTCGAAGTTGCAGTGTCGACTATTCAGAAGTGGAAAATTGACCACCCTGAGTTTTCGGACTCCATAAAAAAGGGCAAAGACATATCTGATGGCGAAGTCGCTGACAGCCTTTACCAGCGCGCCATGGGCTATGTGGCACCAGATGTCGATATACGCGTCATTAACGATCAGATCGTAAAGACGCAGATACAGAAGCATTACCCTCCCGATACAGCGGCTGCCATCTTTTGGCTTAAAAACCGGCAGAAGAAAACATGGCGAGACAAGATTGATCACGGCATTGAGGGCGCTAACGGGGGCCCTCTGCAGGTGGTTAATTACACTCCCGCCGATTATGCCGCCGCGCAGGCTCAACTGGAGGAGAAACTAGACGGGTTGGACTGATATGGCGAAAGTTATCGAATGGGATGATTTGTCATTCCCCGAGCGTGTCGCTATCAAGACCAAATCGACTAAATCGTTTCTCAACTTCACCCGGCTGTGGTTCGAAATGGTGCAGGGTGACCGGCTACTGGTTAACTGGCACCACCGTCTGATGGCTTCAAAGATTGACGACCTGATCGCCGGTAGATTGCAGCCGCGCAACCTGATAATCAATATCCCGCCAGGCGGCACCAAAACAGAGTTCTTCTCTATCCACTTTCCGGCCTATGTGAACGCACTGGTTCAGGAAGGAAGGCTCAGAAGATTTCGTAACCTGAACATTTCATTTGCTGACACGCTGGTGAAGCGTAACTCACGCCGCACCCGCGACATCATCGCCAGCAAAGAGTATCAGGAGCTGTGGCCGTGTGGATTCGGTGTCAATCAGGCTGAAGAGTGGGAAATCATCGATACCCGAGGTCGCTCAACCGGCCAGACGGTATCGCGCTCCAGTAACGGACAGATTACCGGTGGTCGTGGTGGTTACTACGGCCCTGACTTCTCCGGCATGGTCATGCTCGACGACTATAACAAGCCGGTCGATATGCTCAGCGAATCGCGTAGAAACAGCGCCAACACGCTTCTGGTTAACACCATACGTTCACGTCGTGGTGATAAGTCGAAAGACCATCCCACGCCATTTGTGAGCATCCAACAGCGCCTCCATACGGATGACGCAACCGGCTTCATGCTTTCAGGCGGGATGGGTGTCAACTTCCATCACGTGGCCATCCCGGCAATGATTGATGAGAAGTACATTCAGTCGCTTGCTGAGCCGTGGCGGTCACTGTGCTGGGAGACGGTTAAAGACACTGACTCTGTTGAGGTGTCAGGCACCAGATACTGGTCGTACTGGCCTCAGATGGAAGATGTGAACGACCTCCTGCAGTTATGGGAGAAAGACCGCTACACCTTCCTGTCTCAGTATCAGCAGAACCCGATGGCGCTTACTGGCGGCATCATTGATACCGACTGGTTCCAGACCTACACCACACTGCCAAAACTTCAGTACCGCGCCGTGTACGTAGATACGAACAGCGGCAAGGTAGAAGACTGGCTTGATTACACTGTTTTCACGCTGGTTGGTATGGGCGTGGATGGCAATCTCTACATCATCGACGTTGTGCGTGGTCGCTGGGACCCTGAAGACCTGCTGAAGAAGGCAGAAGAACTCTGGGTTAAGTGGAGTGCTGCCGGTTCATTGCGGACAATGCCTATGCGTTATGCGGCCATTGAAGAGAAGCAGGCCGGACAGGGTCTGATTACCACCCTGAAGAAGCGCAGCGCTACACCCGGTCAGTTGAGTATCCCGGTTAAAGAAATCCCCCGCGGCGCCGGTCAGAACAAACTCGTCCGGTGCCTGAACGTTATCCCTCAGATTAAAACCGGCAAGGTATTTATCCCTGCAACGCACAACCATGATGGTGCGGCGATCATGCACGTCTATTACGAAGACGGTACGGTTGCTGGCGCCACATCGTGGGTGCTGACGGCTATGACCGAATGCGCGGCGTTCTCTGCTGATGACAGCCATGACAATGACGACATTCTCGATACATGGATGGATGCCATTGACGACAACCTGATTTCAGGTCGAGCACCTATGGCTATCGACCCGAATCAACTCAGGAGAATTTGATGTGGTGGTTTAAGAAAAAAGAAATCGCCGCGCCTGAGCCGGTGAAAGAGCCTGAAAAGGTTCAGATGAAGATTAACCCCGAAGCGGTCGCCTCAGTACAGCCTAAGCCTCAGCGTGAATTCCAGCGATACGAGCCACCCAAAGGCGTTATCCCGGCATCGGTTGAGAGAGCCATCCTCGCGATGGACTCCACCGATTACGGCGCGCTGAATGATGCTTACGGCA